GCCCGCATCTGCGCCATGAGCCGGCTACGGCAGGCGGTTGTGGATCTCCCGGAAGCCGGCGGCTCATGCGCAGATGTAGCGACCCGCAGAGCCGAGCGCCGCGGCCCGTTGGTTCGCGGCATCAAGGTCACTGATCAGCGCACCGGACAAGTCCTCTCCGACACCTTGGGCATCATCTACTGCGATCCCATGTACCTCAGCTATGACGGAGGGACGGGGGTTCGCCCAGAGACCGGGAGAGATGAAGAGGTCCGATGGTCGCTCGGCTTGGGCTGCTGGGTTGTTACCCGCCGAGGTTGTTATGAAGTGGAGATGCTTGACCTCGACCAGAACCTGATAATCTACCGATGAGACGCGGTCGTGGCCATGACGAACGACAGGCGGGCCGAGGCCGCCCTACCGAAGGGAGCACCCGATGAAGAGAAAGTTCGCCCCATCCTACCGCTGTTCACTTTTCGCCCTCGCGCTGATCCTCCTAGCTCTCGCTGGGCCGCCAGCCATCGCCGGTCCGGCCGGAGGTACCCGCGTCCAGCTCCGAAACCAGTCCCCGGCCACCGATCCGGACTGCTATGAGTACGCGGCGGATTCGGCCTATGTCTACTACGACTGCGACGACTACGGGGGTCAGGTGTGCGCTGTCGCCAACGACGGCTCGTGGACCTGCCAGGTCCGGTGCGTCTGCTACACCTACAACAGCCAAGGGGTTTGTTCGAGCTTTGGCCCTCCGGGATGCGCGACTTAGCCACCGCGGGGAAGAAAACCTTCGCCGCCCTAGCGGCCATCCTCTGCGCCGCCTTCCTGCTCGCCCTCTCCCTGGCGGCCTGCTACCTGGCTACGTTGCCGGGCGCCTGGCGGTAGAATAGGCGCCCCGCTTCACCCCCGTGCCGGGGACAATCCCTCGCGCGGTTACGTCTCTTTTGAGAGGAGATCACGTTTGAAGACTACCCTGATTGCCCTCGTCCTCGCCGCCTCTTGCGGCCCCGCGTTCGCTGCTGAGAACGTGTTCACCCTCGGTGGAGAGGTCGTGGACGTGGTGCTCGTGCCGGACGGGGCGAAGGCGTCCGAGGCTGACCCCTCGGCCCCATGTCCAGCTGGGAGTGACAACTTCGCGACCATGTACCTGCGCGTCTCGACCGGAGAGATCGTGCCGGTCACCTGTTCCTTCGCGCTGGCCTGCACCTGTTGGGCCACGCCCTTGCATTCCTCCGTCGCGATCTCGGGCGTCATGGGCGCGGCGTCTTTCGGTTCTGCCCCCGAGGATGTTGTGCCGTTGCTCCTGGCGCAGACCATCCGCCGCCCGCAGATCACCCGCCGCCGCTAGCCGTGCACCCTAGGCACCACGCTATCGATCACTAGGCCCGTTCCGTCCTCGCTTCCTGCCTGGAGGACCGGGACGGGTGAGGTCGCGCCCAGGGAGAGGAAGCTCCCGCTGTTGGCGGCTACTAAGCGAGGCTCCGGGGTCGATAGGTCTAGGTGCGGGTAGACAGCCCGTAGTTCAGCCTGGTAGACCGTGACCGAGAAGATCGTGCCGTCGTCGGGATGGGTGAAGCGGTACCGGAGATTCGTAATGTCTCCGATCGATGCCGTGACGACGCGGGTAAACTGCGCCGGCCCCGCGCTGGTGACGCTCATGCCCACCGTCTCAAGCACGGTCAACCCCTCCAGCAGCTCCCACGTCACGATCCTGGCGCCACCCGATGAATAGGCGGCGGCCGCGTAGCAGCTCATCAGGTAGGACTCGCCAGCGCCGAGAGCGGTAGGCGTTGAGAGCGTGAACGTCACGGCTCGCGTAGGCGCTGGCGAGACGGCGTATGAGATAACCGAAATCCAGTTGGAGAGGTTGAGCGTCGCCTCGTTGATCGAGGAGAAGAGCGGCGAAGTCGCGCCGGTCTCATTCGTCCACCCGTCCAGGTTGACCAGGTCAGAATTGGGCCGTCCGATCGCCATGGCCTAACCCCTCGCGATGAGCTGCGGAGACCACAGAAGCGAGGTCGTAGAGGGGGCGAAGCCGAGCCGCACCAGCTTGACCGAGCCGCCAGCCGTGACCGTTACCGGGAGCGCCCCGGATGTCCAGGAGAGCATGTTCCCGGACGTGCCCAGGAAGTAGACGGCGCCAGCCGTGAGAGATGAGAGGCCGGTAATCAGGCCGGTGCCGACGTGGTAGCCAAGCGCCGAGAGGTAGGCGAGGAGCGAGAGTTGCGCATCCGTGTCAGTATTCCCCGCGTTCGCCATGGTGTTCGCCGAGGCCCACCGCACCGCCTTGCCGACCGTGCCCCCGGTCCAGTCGCCGTCCGTGCCGGCTCCGGCGGGAATCAGCCCGAGGGTCGCGGAAGCATACTGCCCAGCTGATTGGACGCCGATGCTGGCGCGGAAGGCGGCGGCATAGGGCGCGAATTCAGAGCCTCCGTTGGGGGCGTGCACGCTACCCGGCAGCACGAGGACATTCTGCGCCCCGGCCCATGACACGGGGGATGCTCCGCCCGCCGACGTCTCTGCGCGAGAGTACCAGCTCATGACCGCGATGCCGCCCGTCACCACGACATCGGCATAGCCTCGCTCGAAGTTCACGCCCCCGTCATCCTGCCGGATGCAATGGACGCGCGAGCCGGTCGGCACGCTAGACCACGGACGGTAGGTTCCCCCGGCAGGCGTGGCCAACGTCCCCGTGATCGTCCAGGGTCCGGTCCCGGTCGTGGAAGTGATCCCGGCGACGTCCGGCGGAGAGGTGATGTCGGTCACTTCAACTCCTTGTAGGCCAGCGTGAACGTGCTCTCCCCCCAGCTCTCAGGGATCGGGATGGCCGTCAGCGAGTCGCGCGTGCCGTAGACGAAGTGATCCATGTACCGCGAGGTCGCGCCCAACCGGGTGATGACGGCGAACGGGTCATGTACGCCGACCGTCTCTTGGAGCGCCACCCACTGATCCTGCACCTCATCCGCGGCGGTCGCCCCGCGTGCCTGGAGAACGATCTCCCGTAGCCGCATGATCGGGCGGGGCTGCGTGTGCCGGGCGCCTGCGACACTGATGGTCTCCCGGAGTTCCTCATCGGCGCCGAAGTTCGGCTGCTGGCGAATGCCAGAGGTGGGGACGTAGCCGGGTGACGGGAAGATCACCCCGACATCTAAGAAGCCATCCGAGTTGGTCGGATCCGAGAACACAACGCGGACGAAGGGCTCGGTCCGCTGACTCCCGAGGTCTATGTAGGTGTGCCGCTTCGGGAAGCGGTTCCCGTTGTTCTCGACCGTGAGCCAGAACAGTTGCGCCGGGATGTGAAGAGAGGCCGTGCCGGCACTCGCCACGGAGACCTGCGTCGGGCCGGTGAGCACCTCGACTGTGCCCGTCCTGGTGATCGTGCTGGCGATGATGATGATGTAGCGGTAGGAGGAGATGCCGGTGTCGGCCACCGCCGCCAGCGCTAGCGTCAAGTCAAGCGTCGCCTCTGCCTGCGTCAGGTCGAGGAATCGGCAGTTCTTCCCCGGCTGATGATGCAGGAGGTTCGTCACCGGCATGGAGGATGGCGTAGGCCCCGGCGTGGTGACGGACGCGAGCTTGGCTAGCTCGAGGTTCGCGATGAGGGACTGATCCGGCATATTCGCTAGCCTACCGCCAAACAATAGAACTTGTATGAGGTCGAGACGGTGAGGGCGGTAGCGACACCGCCGACTAGATTTGTCCAGGTGAACACCGGGGCGGTCGAACTCTCGGTCGTAAGCTGAATGGTCGCGCCGTTGCCCCACGCCGTGGCGCCCTTAACGAGCATGCAGACGAGCGGCGCGGACGCATAGGTCTTGGCGAAGGTAACTGTGCAAGTTCCCGTTGAGCCGGGAGATCCGGTGCCTGTTGGCATGGTGACGAGAAAATGCTGATCCGTACTGCCGGCAGCGATGGACGGCGCCGTCGGCGAGGTGCCCGTGCCAGTGCACGCGACGGTCGGGGACGCCGCCGACTGGAGGAGGAGGTGACCGCTCGCGTCAATCACCATCTTCCGGGTGAGCGTAAGCGTCCCGATGTCCACCGTCGAGAAAAAGATATTCATGCCATGCGCGCCGGTCGTCCAGTTCTCCGCAGCTTCCGTGCCTACCGTAGCCGCCGCACTTGACCACGCGCTGCCGTCATAGCCTTCCCAGCTCAGGCCGCCGTCTCCTGCCGCTGCCGTGAGGGCTGTCGGGCTAGCGGCCGTTCCGGCTGCCCGTCGCAGGTCGATACCCGGCAATCCACCAGCCCCAAAGGAGTCAACAGTGAGGCGCGTCGCCGTCGCGTCGGCGTTGCCAACGTGGAGCAAGCTCCCGGTTACTGGCGAGGGGAGCGCTGCGGCGTTCGCGGAAACCTCAAGCGGTACGTCCGGGACGGTGGCACCGATCCCGACTCGCCCCGCAGCCTCATCTACGGTCAGCGGCCCGAAGAACATCTGACCCTTCGTCGCGTGACTCGTGCTATGAAACGTGCAGTCCTCTCCCGATCCCGTGCCGCAGTAGATTGTCATGCCGCCCGCAGCGCCGAGGAGATGAAAATAGCTGTCGGGTGCCGCGACCCCTAGGTTGTCGAGGGTCCGTACGGTGGCGGAGAGGGTCGCGAGGTTGTTCAACGCACCAGTCAAATTGCCGGTGAGGTCGTTGCCGACGAGGTTCACGTTCGTGCTGGTCGCGTCCACCGCCAGTCCGTACTTTTGAGTATTCGAGCCGCCCGCAATATTGCCGGAGCGGACGCCTGACACTCTGATTCCGGTTGCGCCCGTCACAGCGATTCCGGAATAGGTTCCGCTTGACTGTTGACTGTTGGCGCTCATGAAGCCGCCTTCGATGGCTATGTCGCTAGCGGTCGTGACGCTGATGCCATCGCCTCCATTGTTTATGATCCTCGGGGAGACGATCCGCACGTTGCCCACGCTGCCAGACGATCCGTTGATCACCACGCCGTGTCCACTCGCCGTGGTCGTGCCGTTGCTACTTCCCCACGGCGCGACAATCGTAATGCCGTAGACGCTGCCGCCTGTCGGCACGATCTTGTAACCGTCGGTCAAGTTAGAATCAGTCAGCGTGTTATAGAAGCTCAACCATGACACGGTAGCACCCGCCGCCGGGGCAATTAACACTCCGTGATCAGAGCTGACTGATTCGATATCAGAGAACCAGTCGCCCGCACTGCCCGTGATTTTGATTCCGACGCCGTTCGAGGTGCGGTTGCCTTGAATCCAGATATGAGAGAAGTATCGATCATTGCCGCTCGCCAGGCTCAGCCCGGTGAACGCTCCTGTCATCGTCATGGTGACGTTATTCACATACCAGAGCGCGGAAAGCGCCGAAGTCGTAGCACCGAAGGTTATCCCATTGCCGCCCGCGGCCATGAAGATTTTGATATTCTCGATTGCCCCCTCGCCGCAACCATCGATCACGAGCTGGGAGCCGGCCGTCTTCGTTATGGCTGAATTGAGGCTGAGATCGCGCACTCCGCCGCACGGAGAGAATGGTGCCGAAGTGTTGCCAAACTTCAGTAGGTCGCCAGCGGCGGACGCGTTGTGTATGACGGTCGTGGTCGGGCCGGAGCCGCTCAGCCACACCCCCGCACAGGTGACGGTAAGCGTCGAGGTCACCCTGTAATCGCCGGCCGGCAGGAGCACCCTGCCTCGACCATTGGTGCAAGCCGCCGCAATGGCCGCCTGAATAGCCGCAGAGTCATCGGCGACGCCGTCTCCAACGGCATTGTAGGGCGACGCCCTTACGTTGAAGGTTGGCAACCGCGGGTCCGTCGTGGCGACGGTGCCGAGCAGTAGGTCGGCCATCGTTGTGTATTTGACGACGGAGGAAGCGTTGTCCTGAATTGGTATGCATGCGGTAGTCGCGGGTGAGGAGTTGTGCGCCATGTTGCAGATCTCGACCGTCGTCGCCCCGAGCAGCGCGGAGCCGCCGAGGAGCGTGAGCGCGAGCGCGGTCCATATGCCGCGCCTAGAAGATGCCCGCATCGATAGACCCTCCGGCGCCGTCACTGATGGACGCGCCCGTTCCGGGGCCGGCGGAGATTGACGTGCCCCCGACATGCTTCAGCTCGCCCGTCACCTCGCACCCGTGCGTGCCCGTGCCGTCATCGGCCAGGACCGCTGTCACGATGACGTTCTTGCCGTCGTCGTAGTCCAGCACCGGCATCGTGATCGTCAGTACCTGTCCGACGTAGAAGCGCGGCACCGGCTCAGAGTATGGCAAATAATCCGTCCGCCGCGGCTTGGAGCGCCAGGCGGCCTCTAAGGCGGCCTGCGTCTGGGCATCAGCCGCAGAGTCGAGCACGGTATCCCGTACCGCCAGCTCAGCCGCTGAGTCGGCCCCAAGCACGGCAAGATCCTCGGGGGTGGAGACCGAGCGGAATTGCTGGCCGAGATCCTGTTTCTCGGCCTCAGTGAGCAAGGGGTCGAGCGCCGTGGGCTGCTGCGTCTGATAGTAGGGCCGGTAACGCACCAGGGCCGCACGGGCCGCCGGGAGCGTGAACACGGGCTTGATCCCGTCGAGTGCGAAGTCGTCAGGCCCCGCCTCCGCCGAGGGGATAAGGCTCTCCGGCGGCGCGATCACCCCGAAGGCGAGGGCGCCCATGGGATTCGAGCTGCGCCAGCCCTTGACGCTGGCTAGGTACTTGAGCAGCACCGCGTCCACGCTCACAGGGTCGAGGCCAGAGAGCACGCCTACGCCGTCCGTGGCAGGCAAGGCCGCAGCGCTCGCCGCGTCGAACTCGCCAGCGGTCAGTGCACCGTCCCCGGTCGTGATGCCCGCCACGCAGCCCGGCAGGTCGGTTGCGGCGGTCAGATAGGGGTCGCACGTCAACTGCCCGACCGGCGATGAACCGAGCCGGATGAGGCCCATCGAGGGGATTTCCATGTACTCGCCTGTTGCGGGCGTCGCCGCCCAGGGATCGGGATAGGTGCCCTTGAGCGTCCAGACCCGGATGCCGCGATCCTTCAGGAGTGGCCCGGAGACGTCCATCGCTAGATGGTCGAACTCCTCCGCGACCTGATAGATACGGTCGATCGCGGAGAGCAGGACGGGGTTGATTTCCCGGACGATCCCGCGGCCCTTCGGGATGCACTTGCCTTGGAGCTCGACACCGCCTGTCAGGCTGTCAACCCAGGTGCATGAGGCAAGGGTAAGGTTCGGTCCCGCGCCGGCCGACTCATAGGCGATCGTGCCGGTAGCTTCCGTCAGCGACCACTGATAGACGAGCCCTGCAGTGCCGGACGGTGCCCGCTGGCCGGTCCACTGCGCGATCTCCACCGTGCTTAGGGCGTGCGACCATATCGTGATCTCATCCACGTCGCCCAAGAGGAAATTGGTGGCGAAGTCCGGCAGGCGCCCGACCGCGAACGAGGTTAGGACCGAAGAGACGTAGGTGCCGGCGATTGATGCCTGAGCGATCGGCGTGTCCGGGGAGGCGCCGTCGTAGAGGCTGATCCTCATTGCCGCGGTATCGAGCACTCCCCAGAGGTCAATCCAGTTGTAGGGCCCGAGCACGCCGGCCGCGGTGGCCGAGTATCCGTTGCTCGAATCGTCCCGCACCGACCATGTGACGGAGTTCCCCGGCCCGGTATGGAGTCGCCGCTCTCCGGCGCCCGTTGAGTTGTGCCAGCCGACGATATGCTCATCCGTTGAGATGGCTGCTCTGGGCCGGAACCGGATGCCGATGGTCATGCCGCCGATCGGGCAGGATGTCGCGCCGGTGTAGAGGTAAGATGCCGCGCCGTCCAAGCGCACGCATGCCCCGCGGCCCGCGTAGCGCTTGGTCTGATAGTCCCGAGATTGCAGCTTGGCGACGACATCCTGCAAGCCTATCGACATCTGGTCTACCTCGGGGTCGAGCGCCGTTGAGACTCCGTGGAACACTTCCGCAAAGCTGCTCAGGGGCCATGATGGATCGCCCATGAAGTGTCGGGCTGAAGCGTTCTTCCACCCGAAACTGAGCCATTGCGTCAGCTCGCGCCGCGAGTCAGCGATGACGCAGTTCCCGTAGGTCGAGGCGCCGGTGTTGACCTCACCGTTGGACAGGATTCGTGATTCGCGATTCGGTGGCTGGACTAGATGGCCAATGAAGAGCTGATGCGCTGCGGCCTCACCAGTCGGGAAGGTGTCTCCGCCTGCGGTTTTGAACCATCCGCCCGAAACGAACAGGTCGATCGGGATTCCGGTAACCGGATTGTACGGTTGCAGCCAGAGGAGGTGCTCAAACAGAATGTGGAGATTGCCCGCGATGAGCGCCGTGACCGGCGAGGCCATGGCGCCGCTCGTAAGCGAGCCGCCGTAGGTCAATCCTCCGTAAGGCGTCGCGCCGTACATCAGGCCGCCACCCTTTCATTCGGTCTGAGGCGACCGCCGCCGCCGGTTGGACGCAGCAGCTCAAGGTTCCTGTTCAGCGAGCTTTGTACCGCCTGGAGGGTGTCCGAGATTGTCTTCAAGTGCTGGACGGCCCTCTTGTGCAGGTCGATCGTAGTCGCCGCGTTTGTGGCCGCATCGATCCCGCCCTGGCGGATGACCTTGTAGATATCGCCGTCTCTGCCGAGGGCACCCTTGACCGCGTCGAGCTGATCGCCGGTGTCGCGCACGACATGCAGAGGCGGGGGCGGCACGATCCCGGAGCCGGAGACGGTAGGCGGCTTGTAATCGCTCCCGCTCCCTCCGGCTGCGTATCCAACGTTGGTCGGGAAGAGCGCCAAGTTCTGGGCCGGATTCCCGGTGAGCGTCGCCTTCAGCCGGTCAGCCTCTGCCGACACGGAGAGCACCTCGGCGGCGAAGGCCCCGGTCCGGCCGAAGGTAGCGCTGAAGAGCTTGAGATAGGCGTCCGCCTGTTGGGTGAACTGGTCGCGCGCCGTCGTGTCGCCGCCGATTCCCCTCGCGAGCAGATCCTCTAGCTGCCGCTTCGACTCCGCTACCTGGGCGCGCGGGGTGAGCGGCGAGGTCTCTGGATTCGTGAGCAGGCTCTGCTGCCACTGCGTCAACTTCTCCGCTGCGGCCTGGTTCGCCTGCGCGGCCTGAAGCTGTGTCTGCGCCGCGCTCGACTGAGTAGCCGCCGCCTTGCTCGCCGACGCCGCCGCGGCAGGCATCGTGTCGGGCAGACTATAGATGATCTTGCCGAGCCGGTTGTATGCCTCCAGGGTGAGCGTGCCGGCCGTATAGGCCAGCGCCAGCTCTTCCTTCACCCGCGCGATGTCCAGCTCATACTGGACTTCCTTGTAGGCGGCGAGGGTCTGCTCATCCGTGATGTAGCCCTGAATCTTGCCGAAGATCGAAAGCTCGGTGGCATCCGACAGCTCGCTCATGTAGCCGGCGAGCTGATCCGCGCTGATCCCGAGTTCGTCCATGTGCGACTTCAGGAAGTCAACTGCCTGCCCTTCGGTCTGATACTTCAGCACGAGCGCGGCGGATTCGATGCCGAGATCTGAGGCGACCTGGAGGCCGAGGATACGGTGCATCTCGGTGAATGCCGCCGTGACGCCGCGCACGGAAAGCGCGAGCTGTGCGGCGACGGAGAGCAGATCCTTCTGCTGTGCCTCTTCATCGGCAAGCGTCTGGGCGTATGCGCTGCGCGAGCCAGAGAAGGCGTCGCCCGCGAACGGAGCGAGCTTGACCTTCTCCTGCTGGGCGAGAACGTTGATTTCCTGCTGCTGCGCGACCGCGAGCTGCGCCAGGAGATCGGCGTGCTTGCCGGCCTTCTTGTTCAGGTCGGCGTACTTCGTCGCCAGATCGGCGAGCGCCTTGCCTTCCTCGCCGAGCCGAGCGATGCGCGCCTGCTCTAACGCGTCACGCACCTCTTGCGCCGGATCAGTCCCGCCGCCCGCGCCCTTGCCCACCTTGCCGAGCCGTTTCAGCGCGTCCGCGAGTTCCTTATCCGAGATGAGCGTAATGCTATCGATGACGGCCTGCGCCGCCGCGATATTCGCAAGCGTGGCATCTAGCGCAGCCTGGAGGGCTCCCAGAGAATCGAGCGCCGCTCCGTCCACGGCGATGTCCGCCTGAACGCGGGCCTTGGCGAGATCGATATGCCCCTTCGTGGCGAGCTGCTCTGCCTTGAGCACCGCGATCTTTTGTTCTAGATCGACTTCCTTGAGCTTCAGGTCGGCAACGTCCAGCGCCTCCTGAGCCTTGATAAGCGTCGCCCGCTGATTGAACGCGGCGGCGTCCGCCTTCATTTGATCCGCAGGGCTCAGGTTGCGATTGATGCCGAGGATCTTGTCTTTTTCCTGTTGGATCGCGAGCGCGAACTGCGCAATCGATTTGGTCGTATCGATTCCGAGTGACACGTCACGCTGCATCTCGACAAAGAAGTCAGAGACCGCCTTAGACAATGCCTGAGCCACCTGCGGCACGCCGTAGTTCGCGACCTTCATCGCGAAATCGATGTCCGATTGCAGGGCGGTCATGTCCGTTGCGGTCGTCTTCTTGAGGGCCGCAAGCACCTCGGGCGGGAGGTGTCCGCCGGACGTGGCGGCTTGCTTGACCGCTTCGCTGATCCCGAATGAGATCGCGTCCTGCATGCTGCTGAAGGTACGGACGACGGTGCCGACCACGACGCGTATAATGTTGTCGCGCACCTTGATATCGATGAGCGGGATGCCCTCCAGGAAGAGGCCGAGCGAGGCCATCTCGGCCTGGAGGCCCTTGAAGATGTTGGTGAGCGCATCCTTGACGGCGCCGTTGAGTTGGTGCGAGGTCTCACCGATGACAATGTTGCCGGAGGCCGTCAGGGATGCAGAGGCGGAATCACCAGCCTTGGAGATGAGGGCACCCAGGATAGAGCCGATCGCGCCGCCGATCGAGCCGCCAGTCGCTGCGCCAGGCCCCGCGCCCACGCCGCCCGCGAAGGCCCCGATGATGGCCCCGATGATGCCGCCGATGATCGTGCCCACGATGCCGCCGACGCCGGCGTAATTGCCCTCCAATCTGCCGCCAAGGGCGGACGCGCCGCCGGTCTTGGATGTGGCGCCGACGCCGAGGTCCGTAAGGAGCGTGGCGCCTACGTTGATCGCGGCCGCGGCGCCCAACGCCTTCTGCATTTTGCTCGCGGCGGTCGCGGCTGCATCAATCGCGGTGATCAGCTTGCCCATGTCCGCCGCGATCTTGCCGATAGCTGTCGAGGAGCCGCCAAGGGAGGTCGATAGGGTGTCGAAGGCGCTCGCGAGATCGGTCCGCAGCTCATGCGCTGCGGCACGCGCCCGCTCTTCCGCAGAGGCCGTCAGCGCCGCAGAGTCGGCCCGCCGTTGATAGGCGGCGATTTCCGCCTCGATATCCGCCAGGACCCCGCCGTCCTTTTTCTGGATCGCGATGGCCTGCTCATGGATGAGTAGCGCCTTGGACGCGTCATCCAGCAAGTTGTACTTCTCAAGGACGGCGACGACGCTCGCGCCGTACTTCTGCGTCGCCTCTATGAGTTCGTGGTTGTCCTTACCCTTGGCGATGATCGCGTCGATCTGCTTCTCAGCGGCGACGCGACGATCCTCCTCGGCCGTGGTGCTCTTGAGGAATTCCAGGAAGGTGCGCGCGCCGATGATCCGCGCCGCAGCGGCATCCTTCTCCTCCTGCGTCTTTGGCAGTTGCTTGCGGAATGCCGCTTCGATCTCTAGCTGAACAGATAGATCTCGGGATGCTTGCGTGCTTTGCGCCTTGGCATCTGCGAGCGCGGCTTCCGCCTCGCGGCTTGCGATTGAGAACTGAAGATTCTCTTGCAGGATCGCTAACCCGTCAGCGGTCGCCTGCTTATCATCGATGCGCTTAGCCACGAGGGCGGTCAACTTCGCGGTTTGCTCATCGAAGGCCGCGCTCTCACTCTTGATCTTGGCCGCAATGTTGGCCGCATCTGCGCTCTTGCCGAGTTCTAATAGCTTACTGCGCGAGTCCGTAAGCTTATCGATCTCCGCTCGCTGCAACTTCGTTAGCTGCAACACCTCCGCATCGATCGCCGCGTGCCGCTCCTGGGCACGCTTCGCTGTCTCATAGGCAATGATGCCGCCGCCAACCGCCGCCAGAAGTTTCGCTTGCCCATCGGCGGCGAGCTGCGCCTTAGTCGTTAGGTCGGCCAGCCCTTCGGAATAGGACCGTACCGCGGCTAGCGCTGCGCGCAGCGCGTCGCCGGTACCCTTGACCTTGTTCGCAATGTCATCCTCGCCGCGTGCATGCGCGGCATGCACCTTTGTGTTGCCCTCCAGCGCCTGCGAATTGGCTGCGAGATCAGCGAGGATCGCCGCATTGGCGTCATCGTAGGTCTTGGCTTCCTTGCGCCGCGCGTCGGCGGCCATGCCCAGGTTAAGGGCGACCTCCGCCTGATACCTGGAGACTGCGGCGATAGCTGGCCGCCACCGATCCCCGCCGCCGAGTGCAGATGGGAGATTTGAAATCCCCTCCATGATGTGCTGCACGGCAGCGAGGCTATTAACCGCGATGAACTTGAAGGCTTCGATGATCCCTGCGGCCAAATTATTTGTTTCGAATTGCCACTCGTTGTAGGCGAGCGCCACTATCGAAACAGCGCCCCGGATGGCCTGCCCGATTGTGTGACCGACCTCCTTGACCTTCTCGCCCAGCGCATCCCATCCGCCCGCGTTGTTCAGCGTTCCGGTCAATATGGCCTGTAGCGTCGGGATGACCTCGCTGGCGATGGATTCCTTGAAGAGGTCGAGCTTGCTCTTCGCGATATTGATGCTGCCGCCGAGGGTCTGGGAGAAGGCCAGCGCGGCGCCCTCCGTGTGCTGCTGTAGGAGGCCAAGAATCGTTGACTGATACTCCGCCACCTTCCCGGTGTCGATCATGTCCTGGAGGGTCTTACGCTGGCCGGCGGACAGGTCGATACCAACATCCTTAATCCGGGTCAGCGACCGAGCGTTGCCCTCTAGCAGGGGGCCGAGAAGGGTTGCAGAGGTCGAGAGATCTTTGCCGGTCGCCTGCGCATAATCCAGGACGGCCTTCGTGGCGACGGGGAACACGTCATGGCCGATTCGCGTATACCGCGTCAGGATGCCCTCGGCGGCTACGATCGCATCTTTGCTGCGGCCGGTCACGTTCACCAGAGATTCAGCGGTGCGAATCAGCTCGGCGGAGGAATAGCCAGCCGCCGCGCCGTTACTGCGCAGAGAAGCCTCTAGCTGAGAGTAGGTCTCCTGCGTCTTGATGCCATCGGCTATGATGTCCTTGAGGATTTTCAGCGCTTCAAGTCCACCGACGAGCGCCACGACCCCGGCCGCGAGAGCGAGCACCGCCGGGAGGGCGGCGCCGCCTAGCGATCCCGCGAGGGATTCGAGCTGACCCGATAGGCCACCAACCTTCTGCCCCATCTGGTCTACGGCCTGACCGCCAAAGCCGCAGACCTCGGTTAGCTTTGAGATGAGACCAGAGAACGTCTGTACGCCGCCCTCGGCGTTCTGGAACTTCTGCTGTGCCAGGCCGAGCTGCGCGTTGTAGGTCTGGTGGGTGATAATCCCGCGCTCTAGCGCCTGCCCGAGGGTGCGCTGCGCGTTCTCATACTTGACGTGCCCGGCGACGACGGGGTCTAGACTGGAGGCGAGGCGGCGATAGGACTCCTCGATCTTGTTCGTCTCGGTGCCGAGCGCGCGCATCGCCGCGGCGGCGGAGTCTCCGCTCCGCTTCGTGTCCTCGACACCCGTCACCAGGCCCTTCGAATCGAAGAGCAACCGGACGGTGCGGGTGACGGTGTCGCCGCTCACCTACTTCTGCGCCTCCGCCTGGATACTGTCCATGACCGCCCAGAGGTCTAGCCAGATCTCCCAATCATCGGGATCGACTTCACGGTACTCGAAGTAGGAGCGGGCGGCGGTGAAGGGGATCGGGCCCGGAAGCGCGCCCCCCATAGGGAGGATGATCGTGCTCCGATTGCCGGCGAGGCGACGCCAGCCGGTCCAGACCTCGCCGGCTAGCGAAGGCGGTTCGGAATGTTCCCGGTAAATCTGATAGGCGGGATCTAGGAAGCACGGCTGCGCCCGCCCGGCCTTCCAGCCGTTGACCTCCGCCAGGAGCACGGCGAGGTCTTCTCCAGTCCGGCTCGCCCGCTCCATGGCCTCCTGCCTTCTATGCTGGTAGATGGTCTCGGTTTCTTGCTCGAATACCAGCTTGGACTTGAGAGCGCCTCCGTACCGTACCCACCAGCGAAACGCTGAGGGCGACTCAGGGGAGGCGCCGATCAGTTTCCCTTGGCGCCCTCCCACCGGGCGTCTCGCTCACGCGTGAGGCGGTTCCTGGCCGTGATCCATGCATCGTTGATCTCATCGATCTCCAGGAGGGCGACGCACATATCGACGTCTAAGGAGCCGTCCGGCTTCGTGTCCGAGATCGGCTGCTCGTCCTCGCCGATGAAGTCACTGAAGCCGCCGAAAGTCGTTCCGACGGAGACCACGCGCGCGAGCCGGATGTTCTCGCGGCCGAGCTTCTCCTCCTCGGCGTCATTCATGACCGTCTTGCCGGACGTGGCGAGCGTGCCTAGCTTCTCCATCTCCGCCGCCTCCGCCTTGGTGAGCTTGTCGGTGAGACCGAGAGCCGCCCGGGCGTCGCGGATCGCGTTGAGGTAGGCGGTGAAAAACTCCTGCCCCTGGGCGCGCACCTTGATTGAGCCGCCGCCGTCTAGCGGGACCGTCGTCCACTTCTTGAGGCCAGAAAGCTTGACTGCCATAGATCTCCCGTTAGGTCAACAGAACCCTCTCGAACATGGTGTGGGTGGCGTCCGCGTGAGCCATCCACTCGAACTCGAAAATGTCCTCTCCGGTCTGGGCGACGCCCTGTCCCGGCGTGCCCTTGCTCGGGTCGAGGCCGGCGAAATACCAGTACTCCAAGGCGCCGTCCGGTGCCTGCCAGGCCCACCCGAGGGACGCGACCGTGTTCGGGTTGCGCGAGTCGGTGAGCAATGCCCGCGCGTCGGCGTGGTCGTTGCAGACCTTCAGTGACACCTTGATATCGAACAGGTCGTCCACGAAGACCACGAGCGGCCCGAGTGCCCCAGCGGCGCCCGACACCTTGCGGGGCCGGGTGATCGCAACGCTCAGCTCCTGGACCCTGACGTTCGGATACAGCGCTCCGGAGTAGAAAAGTCCCCCGCCGCCGCCCGTTAGCAACTTCGCCCCGAAGCCGATATTGCTGTTCATCGGATACTGCGCGGCCGCCGCGGTCGTGGTGTTCGCGAGAGCCGCCGTGATCGCAGCGATATTCGGCCCCATGAGCTGCCAGGTCAGGTCCGGCGCGCCGGGGTGCGCGAATTTCGCCGTGACGCCATACGCCGACAGGTAGGTGAGCACGCTCCCCGTGAGGGCGGTCGGGTGGAACATCTCGTAGGTGCCGGTGAGCAACGAATTCCCGAGCCGGAACCGGCTGGCATAGCTCACCGAGATGCTGCCGGGGTTGGCCTCCGCGACGAGAGTGCCATAGGCGGTGTCAAGCGTCAGATTGACCGTCGAGTTGACGGTGACGCGACTGATGAACTTAACCGGATTGCTTACCCACGGTCCAGTCACATAGACGTAGTCGCCGACCAGGAACGGCCACGTACCGGAGACGAGGGTGAGCTTGTTCCCGGACGTGATGCTGATGTTCGTGCCGGTCACTGCGGCGGGACCGGCCACGGCGTCGGCGCACATCACCTCTCCCCACTGCTGGTTATAGTGGGAGTGGAGTAGATCCGACGAGGCGGCAACCGAGGGCGTGACGAGATCCGTAGCGATGTTGGCGGGCACCTGCCCGCTGCCGCTCACGTTGCCGGCCTTGGTGCGGGTCACGTCGCCGCCCGCGGGAGTAAAGGTCTTGAATGGAAGGCTCTGCATCGCGCCGGCCGGAGTGGTTCCGGGCGTGACCTCGCGGATGGAGCGCACGGTGTACCCACTGAGGGTCGTCGGGATCGGATTGGTCATGTGCGTCTCCTAGAGTCCTGGATTATCGAAATCGCGGGGCGGCGGATCGCGCCGCAATTCTGGCGCGACCCCTACCCACCAATCGCTGAGCAAGTCCGCGACGGAGTCAACCTCTTGGAGGTTAAGGGGCGGTGCGTTGCCGTCCTGGATTGCAACGCGATGTATTAGCTCAATGCGCCACTTCAACTCGTTCCACTCGTCCCTTTGCGGCGCTACGCTTCGGGCGACCACGGCCCCCAGAAGCCCGGCTGTAAGGGCGGGCAGAACCTTCATGCGCCATTCCGCGCCACCCCCAATCGTCGCGACGGGACCCAGCCGCCCAAGGCTTTCGCTAGCGATCTCCGTCACCCGCTCGCTGCCAGTCGATCGGTCGAACGACCAGAGGATCAACTTCTCGCCATTCCATGCCTCTTGGATTCTGGCCTCATGGCCATTGAACGCGAGCCATGTACCCGGCGGCAGCTCCTTGGCCGTTTGTTCCACGAAGGGCGGGGGCGAGGGCAAATAGAAGCTCACCGCGTTGCCTCTTCGATGATGACGTCGAGTCGGCCGGTGTCGAACTTCTGTGAATGGCCGTCCGCCAGGATGATCGAGGAGTAGGGCAGGCTCGTGACCACGCCGCAGTCATCCCCGATCTGCCAGCCCTTCATGACCGCCTCGACCTCGGCGTGGCTCTGAATGAGCGACGTCTCGCCGGCCGGCGGGCTTGCCCTTTCGCCTTCAGGGACCTTGGCGGAGAACGGGGTCACGGAGGCGCGCAGTCTGCCCGAGAGCACCGGCACGCCGCCGGGTCCGGTCAGCCCCGCCTGGAGCCGATCCATCATGTCCGTGACCACAACCCGCGCGGGCTCGTTCATCCCGACCACCGGGAGGTCGTCCTCCAGGAAGGTGGCGAACTCGCTCAGGTTCATGTCGCCGCCGGCCATAGGAGTGCCTTACGGCTCGACCTCATGCACAGGCAGGCCGGAGAGGATCGCGGGCTCGCCGGTCAAGGGGTTGGCGCCGGACGGGGCGGGCTGCTCAGGCGCGGGATTCTCGGGCGGCGCGGGTGGCGTCTCGTGCTCCGGCGTGACCAGCTTCGCCTTGCCCTGGTCTACGTAGAGCAGCGCCTCGCTCCGGGGGCGCCACACCCGCAGGCCGGTACGTACCGGCTCCGGCATCGGCGAGGTGTAGAGCGCCTCAATCTCGACCAGTTCCTCCTCGACCGGCGCCGGCTCCTCGGCTGGTGCGGTGGGCTGAATGATGCCGTTGCCTTTCTTGGTGAGCGGGTCCATTGAGGTCTCCTCAATCTCCTAGGTGTAGGTGAAGTTGTCGAACACGAGCGTGGCGAGTGCCCGGTAGAAGTCTCGGCCGTCGCGCACCGCGCCCAGGAAGTCGGATTGCGTGCGGAGGCAGACCAGCACGCCGCTGCCGCCGCTCGGCGCCAGGAGCGTTTGGTTGCGGAAGATCGCGCGCACTTGCTCAGCGTAATCCTGGACAAGGCCGTTGCCGCTTCCCTTCGGCACGTTCAGCTCAAGCACGAAGGCGAGCGGCTCCCGGAATACTCCAGGGCTGGCATAGGGCACTTGAGCGCCCGTCGAGAGCTTGAGCCGCGCCCCGCCGTCATCCGGGATCGGCACCGCATCCGAGTTGTCATCGGCGAAGACCGGGAGCGCCGTAAACGCCGCCAGCTCAGTCTCGACGACCTTCCACGCCTCACGCACCGTCATCACCGCCTAACCTCTAGCTCATAGGCGACCGCATAGCCGACCACCGGGCAGATGGGGCGCACGAGCGCTAGAGCAAACTGCTCTCCCGTGGTGTCCATGTAGGCCCACTCAGTTCCGGGGTGAAGGTCGATGACGTTTGGCACCGTGTCCGCGGAGGCGATGACTAATTCGGTTGTGATCTTCTCCTCCCCGCCCGGAGTCTCGATCTGATGGATTTCCTTGGCCTGCGCAAAGACGGGATAGTAGACCGGCGGCACGCTCGGCGCCAGCTCATGGTCTACGACCTCGCGCGTCACATGCACCAGGTAAGAAGAGACGCCGCCGCACGCCTCGCGCAAGGCGGCCGTGTTTGTGGCCCGGATGGTGACGGGGTCGAGGAGAGCGGTCATCACGCGCGTACCGACCGATAGGGCGATAAGAGGGCGCCTAGGAGCTCTAGCAGCTCGGGATAGGTAGTCGCGCTAGGAGCGCCCGCCGCGTAGGTGGTGGATTCAGAGACGAGGCCGCCGAAGTTCTGCGATCTGGAGTAGGACTGCACTTCGCCACCGCGGGCCAGTTTCGGGGCCAAGTCATCCTGCGCGGCCCGGAGCGCCATGAGGGCTGTTGCGTTCTGCACGCTCACTGGCACGACGTCCGCAGGGACGCCGTAGCCCTGTGAATCAGAGGAGTTGAACCGCGGCCACTCAAGCGCCTGAGTCGGCTTGAGGCGCCGGCCATACCAGCGCATGCGGTAGCGCGAGTTGATGTAGACCGTGGCGCGTCGCAGAAGCTGCGCCTTCTGATCTGTGCCCAACGATGCCCACTGCACCGCGTCGGCGGAGCTGCTGTATGCCGCATGGTAGGCATTCGCGAACTCGACTGAGCAAAACGAGTCCGCATTCGGCAGGCCCGTGCCGTCCTCTGGGATAAGCGCGGGCATTGCCGTCTATCGTCCACTAGGTGAGGACGACGCCCTGCTCCTTGAGGACAACCCACTTGGCGCCGCTAGAGATCAGGATGAGCGTATGGCCGGCGACGGTGAATGTCGCCGTGGACGCCTGGGTGCCCCCGACGACATTGGTCAGGGCGAGGGTGACCGAATTGGTTCCGGTCGTTGAGACCATGTAGATCACGAGGTATTGACCGGCGACCGCCGGAGCCGCGAGGGTGATGGCATAGGTACTCGTCGCCGGGCCTGTCAGAGCGACGGCGTTGGCGGTGAGGTCTACGGCACCGGCCGCCGTGATGAACTGTACCTTGCCGCGCAGGGAGGCCGCCACGGCACCGCCCGTGATCGCGACCGCCGCGGGATCCTGGAGGCCGAGCCCGCCGAAAGTCTGCGGCTGAATCTGCTGGACTCCCGGCACCGCGGAATCGACGACATGGGCATCGATGGTTGTGGTTGCGGCCATTAGCGCTTACCTCCGGCAGCGGGAGGCGCCGCAGCCGGTGTGACAGCGGTAGCCGCCTTCACCTCCGCCGCCTTGCCGCGGGCCGCCGGATCGGCGAGGCGTCGCGCGCTACCGCCCGCGATCCATCGATGGAGTGCGGCCACGTCCGAGGGCGAGAGCCCCTCGATTCGGTCCGCCTCCTCCAGCGAAAGCGCGCGGAGTGAGGCGGTCGTCGGATAGCCGGCCGCGACGAGCACCGCTGCGCCGGACTGGCTCATGCCCTCGACCAGCGCCACATCTGTCGAGACGGACGGCGCGCCGGGCGTGAGGGTGTAGAGGCCGCCCGCCAACATCTCTCGGGCATCTACCGGAGCGCGCTCTACCCGCTCACCGGTCTCGACGTGGTAGAGGACGATGACCTCAGATCCTGACGGGAAGAGGATCATGGCCTAGTCTTTGTCCTGAGTGACGTACGCAGAGTAGTTGATGCCTGTCGCGATCGTGCCCGCGACGACTGTGTAGAGCCGCATGTAGCGGTAGATTGTGCCGTTGATCTCGTTGGTGAATGGCACCACGTACCGGCCGGCGGTGCTCTCACCGTCCGTGCCCGGAGGGGCAACGGTCGAGCTGTGATGGCCGAGGAACACGCTGCAATAGGTGACGATGCCCGAAGCGAAGGTCGCTGAATTGGAGAACTGGAGATAGACTCGGAAGCTCTCATCCGAGCTGTCCGTCTCCAGCGCCGTCACCAGGAGGATTAAGTTCGCATCGTAGAAGCCGGTGCTCGAACCGGAGACGTTCGCGGGCGGCGCGGCGGCGCCGTTGTTGAGATCGAGGATTTTGTTCACACCGCCGACCTGAGCTGCGGCGGACGCCGCCACTAGACCGGCGTCCTTGAGCTGAAGATTTACGTCGAAGAGGTAGCCGTGGTTGTTGTACGGGCTGGGCATCGCTCGCTCCTTACTTGACGATCGCCGCGTCGGAAATGGACGAGAGGCGCGAGGCCGCACGACCGTGGTAGAGGGCGATCCCGGCGTACCACTCGACGCGGGTGCGGAAGACGGGGACGGTCTGGAGCTCGCCCAGATCCCGGACATCCATGACGCCGTTCTGGATTCCGGTCAGGCGGTTGTCGCCGAGAGAGAGCACGTAGACTGAGGTCCCGGTCGCGGTACCGGCGTAGGCCGAGCCGGTCCAGGTCGCTTCAGTGAACGGCAAGACCTCAGTGCCGCCGTTGTTGTTGTAGGCGACCAAGATGGGGAGGTCGTTGTAGAACATCTGGCGACGGCCGAACGAATCGGGGTTGTAACTGATGTAGCCGCCGACCGTGGTGTCGCGTGCCGCAGCGGAGAGGCGGCGGCGCATCGCCTTCGACATAAGGAGGTGAGTGGGGGAATCGACGGCGTCGATCGCTGCGTCCAGAGCGCCCAGAGAGAGCGGCGTGCCGCCCGAGGTCGTACCCGCCGGAATGAGCTGATTCCCGGTGAGGCGGACCTGGAGGCCATCGAACTCGCGGGGCTGCGTCGAGCTATCGCCCTTGATGAACTTGGTCGTCCAGGTGTCGGCGAGGGCCTTCACCTTCATGGCCTCATGCGTCGCCCGCTGCTCAGCTCCCATCGTAGTCACGATGAAGCGGTCCACGTCGAGGTCACCGCCCGCGATCACGAGCGACTCGACGATCGGGTTGAGGACGCCCACGCTCTCCGTGTAGCCCTCCCCGATGCCGCGGAAGCCGATGCCCGGAAGCGCCTGCTCCCGGTTGTACTTGACGGCGTTGCCGGCGATGTCCTCGAACGGCAGCGCCATGAGAATGTCGCTCTCGCGAGCGAACATTTCGATGACGGCAGACTTCACCACGTCGCCGCTGTTGAGCTTCGCGGCTTCGACTAGGGTCAGGGCCATTTAGGGGTCTCCTACCGTGTGGCAGCCTTGCGAGCAGCCTTCAACCGCTCGACCGGCGCCAGCTTTTGGAAGTCGGCCCCGCCGAGCTTGCCGGTTGTTACCTGATTGGCGGAGGCCCCGCTTCCGCCGTTGTCCGTGGACTGATAGAACTTCGGCTTGATCGTCTTGTAGTGCTCTTCCCAGAACTTCTTGAGCGACATGTCGGTCGGGTCGCCCTCGTCGTCGAGGACGACTAGCTTCTCGGGATCGTTCTCTGCTGGCCGGAAGTATTTCTCCGTGAGGAGAAGAGCGTCCTCAAGATCGGCCGGGATGATTCCGGCTTCGCTCGCCGCTCGGCGGATGGTGCCCTTCAGCTTGAAGCTAAAGAGATCATTCCTGGCCTTCGCTACGGCGTCCTCAGCCGCCTTGACCTTGTCTTTCTCGGCCTTGATGTCGCGGTCACGCTCTGCGCGCCACTTGTCGAGGATCGCCGGAGGGATCACGAACTCGGGGTCACTCTCGCCGCCCGACTTCTTGGCCGTCGCCTCCGCCTTCTCGCGCTTCAGTTGGAAGAGCTCCGCAAGATTGATGGCCTCGTCACCGATCCCCAACTCGCTGAACTTGTCGGGATCGATCCCCTTCGCCTTGAGCGCCTCTAGGCGGTCGCGGTGCGCCTTGGCCTCCTTGAGCGCCTTGTCGCGGTTCTTCTTGAGGCCCCCCAGGTCGGCCAGCTTGAACTTCCCCGTCGCGGCGTCTGGCTCGAAGACGCCCCGGAACGGCTCCGGGACTTCGTCGAGGCTGTCCAGTCCCTCCGCAGGAATGTTGCTCGGGTCGAACGGCATCCGATCTCCTCACCCCCGGCCCCGCCGGGCACAGTGGACCGCTTTGCGCGGATTCTGTTGGCCGTGAGTAGATAGGTGACGGTTTCCCCCTGCAAGGAATGGTGATACACTGCGCCACCAGACCATTTCGACCCGAGGGGGCGCGTGGCGACAGATGACACCAGCGCAGGCCGAGGACGTTAGGAAGCTCTACCGTGAGGCCCGAGAGAGAAAGCGGATGACGCGGGAGCGAGTGGCTCAACTCGCCGGGGAGCAATGCGACCGCGTCTTAGACACGGATGACGTGCGGTTCCTGGAATGCCTCTTGTCATCTCACCTCAATCCCGAGAAAGCCCGGCCGATAGCCGCCGTCCTGGGGGTGCCATGGGAGCGGGTACTTCAGGCGATGGGGATGGCATGAGGAACAGGGCAATCTGCCGTGCGGTTTTTGGGCCGCCGCCCTCGCGCTTTCTTCATTCGGCCTTGGTGTCGTGACCGCCGAGGAATGGAAGCTTTACGCAGTGCTCGGACTCATAGGTGCGATCCTGATAGCCATTCATGAAATCGGCTCATGGGCGCATGAGTATCAGCGCGCCGCGCAAGAGCGTCGTCTGGACAAAACGATGGGCGATATCTTCGCTGAGCTAGAGCGTCGGATAGATTCTCGGCGAGATCACGTTCCGGGCAGTCCTCGCGATGACAGCGGGTTGGTGATGTGATGAACCGTGAAGAGGCGTTGATCTCCAGAGTGCTCGGGCTCCTGGTGAAGCCACTACCGGAACCGTCTGCTCCTCCATGTCCGTCCGATGATGAGTTGAGAGAGCGGGCGCGCCAGGGAGTCGGGAAGTACGCATCGGCGTACTATGGCGCGGAGCCCTGTTATTGGACCGAAGAGCAGATTTTCCGCTGGCTATGTGAACGACGACGCAAGGAGCAACGCGAGTACCGACAGAAGCGCAAGCGGTGGGTCAAGGGGATGGCATGAGCGAGGCGAATGCGGTTTGCCTCCATCGGTTCGGCGTCGTCCGCTATTACCCGAACGATCCGGCGCGCGGATGGGCTGAATGCGACGCGTGCGGGACTCGCTTGCTGATCACCGTAGGGGACGCCGTTCCCGCGAGCCTTCGGGTGCCGAAGGAGCCCGATCTCTCCGAGTGCGACTGCGAATTCACCCCAGACCCTGACGACCCGCACGAGGACACGCCAGAGACTGCCCACCACTTCCTCCGAACCTGTCCGGCCACGGGCGGCCCGTGGTGGTCTCTTCACTGCCCGCACGACGGTCACCAAACC